GTTAATGATTGTCTTTATTTTGCCAGACGATTAAACGAACAACCAGAGATTCCATACCCAGATGCCAAGTTCAGAAAGATCACAGCCTATTGTAAGCCCGTGCCAAAACGTCTGCAAAATAGAAGATAATATTTGTATTGGGTGTTTTAGGACTCTTGATGAAATATCGGTGTGGTCAAGGCTATCTGACCTAAAACGTAACGAAATCATGGAATCTGTGAAAAAACGAGGCTCTCAGATGCCTCAGAATCGTTGAAACATAAGGCTTTGGTATGATTACTACCTAAAATAGTCTTTTCTTTTGTGTATTTAAGATAGATGCCGTAGGATTAATTCATGCTGTTTAGGCATTTATATCTTTCATTTTTTCCCAGTTTTTTATTATTAGGAACGAATGTATAACTAATAATAGAAAAGGAGAAGTAAATGTTATCAAATTGGTTTTATAAATTTAAAATAGGAAGAACAATCACAGCTTTACACAGTTTGGACGATGCCACACTAAAGGACATAGGTATACATAGGTCAAATATCAGATCACATGCATACGAAGTTTTTGAAAATGAAAAGCCTGTAGACGATCCTATGTCAGATCTACATGATTTGTATGTAAAATCTACTTACTAATCAACCTCGCCCCAATTATTACATAGTGCGGTGTCTACTTCAAAAGGTACTTTTAAGTTAGGAACACAAGTTGTCATTATTTCTACAATCTTGTCGGCTTGTGCTTGACTTTCTATGTTGAAACACAATTCATCATGCACAGTTAAAGTTGGACACAATCCTTCTTTATAGCACTCGACCATAGCTTTCTTGGTTTGATCAGCACTTGAACCTTGAATCAATCTATTCAAAGCTTTATAAGTATAGGCTCTTCGTATTCTGCCTTTCTCTCCATATTCTTTGATGGCTTCTTTCATAGGTAAGGCTCTGTTGAATCCATAAGAACAAGGCTCGTACATGTCAAATCTACATTTACGACCTAACCATGTTCTTATGACACCGGTATTCGCTGCACGATCCATGGCTTTGTCAGATAAAGACCTCAAGAAAGGAACTTTATGATTATAAGTTTCTAAAAGTTTTGATGCTTCTTCTACATCTATATCCATAACATTAGCAAGTTTACCTTTACCCATACCATACATGATACCAAGATTAACTGTCTTGGCTTGCTTTCTAGGAATGTTTGCCATATCTGCTACCATCTGATGAAAGTCAGCATTACCATCGTGATACATTTTAACAACGTCATCAATCTGTGGGTGTTTATCTACACCTGTCAAGGTGGCACAATAATGAACTAACCATCTTGGTTCTTGAGATGCATAATCAAAGGAACCCCATTTGTGGCCCTCCTCCGGGATAAACAAACCACGAATTAATTTTTTGATCTCAGGATCTCGTGCAGGAATCTGTTGCAAATTGGGGTTACTTGAGCTAAAACGACCTGTAACTGTACCTCCGTCATCGGATCTTAAAGGATTAAAATCACAATGAATTCTACCCTCATGAGAATGATTAAGAATAGTTTCAATAAATGTCGTGTTCGCTTTGTTAAGTTCTCTTATTTTAAGAATCTTTGCCGCAATGGGGTGGGGGTGATTAGAGAGAAACTGTTTTGTAAACATGGGTGCCCCAGACTTTTCTGTGCGAAGATAGTGGATCCCAAGGGAGTCAAACACTTTTGCTATAGATGTGGCGACCCAAGGTTCTATAGAGAGACCAGTTTCTTTGACCACCTCTTGTAGTAATTCTTTTTCTCTTTTAGCTAACATCTTCTTAACACCCTCTGCCTTGTCTACATCAACACGAACACCTTTTGTTTTCATGTCTAACAAAACCGGTAACAAAGAAGATTCCAAATTAAATATGGCATTACACTCTTCTTTATCTAACAGAGGTCTTAAATGATCCCAAAGCTTTAATGTCACACTAGCATCTTGTTCAGCATACGCACCAACAAAACGACTAGGTAATTGCCACATTCCAGATTTTGGATCTACACCAAAATATTCTGCTGCTTTATTCATTATTTTTTCGTTTTTCCACTCGCCAAGATACTCTCCTGCAAGCGAATTTAAATTATAGTATCTTCTGTTTTCATTTAACAAAGGTGCTGCGATCATTGTGTCTATAATCTTGCCTTGAACTTCAATGCCCTCGGCTCTAAGCCAACCTAAATCATACATAGAATTGTGAAATACTTTTTCTATGTGCGGTGTTTCCATTTGTTTTTTTAACCAGGTAAAAACTTTTTGGGGTGGTATGTTACCACCACCCTCATGTCTTATTGGATAGTAAGCTATAAAATCTCCTGCAGCGACAGCCACACCAATTACATAACCATCTTTTCTACACCACCCTGGTCCGAGTTTCATCAAATTAGGATCTCTTGTTTCTAAGTCAACGGCTATTCTATCGCACTTGGTTAGATCAGGGAAAGATGAAGGAGGTGACCAATCACTTTCTAATCCGATTGCTGCTACTTCCTTTATATCTTCATTAGTTAAGTCTGGCATTTCTTCTGGTCCTTTCGCTTTAAACCAATCGCCCCCCATGTCGGCTAAATTAAATTGATGTTTCTTTTTCATGATTAACAATCTCTCCACCTAGTGCTGCATACCCAATAATATCTGTCCACGAATCATCGTGTTCCATTGTTTCAGCTAACCTAGCTAATTTAACTCCTATCATACAAGCAACTACCTCTTCAGCAGTTACCTCTCTTGCTAACACAACCGACCATATCTTGGCTATTCGTTCATGATTGAACTTAGCTGGTCCATATTCCTTGGCTCTCGGTCCGTTGATTAGTTTCTCTGCTTCGTCTAAAAAATATTTTCTGTCTTTTTTCATAATCTAAATCCATTATCTTTACTTGATTCTACAATGTGTAATTCTTGTTTTGCTCTTGTTGCCCCTACATAAAAAGTCCTAATCTCGGAATCTTGATCAGGACTTTCTGCACATGCTCTTGACGACTCTAGCATAAGTAGGACGTTGTCTGCCTCACCACCTTTTGCCTTATGGATCGTTGATACTTTGATTCTTGGTGAACCGTTCCAAATCTTCTCCCCACTCTTCCTCACTGAGTTGATGTAAGTCAACTCCTTGTCCGATACTTTTACCACTTGGTTCCAATGTGTATCCGCTGACACATTTAGACAATCTACCATGTGTTCTATTGAGTATAGTTTTTCGGGGTCTAGGGAAGTTAACGCTTTTCTTCCATGTTTGGTAAACACATGAGGCTGTGTTATCTTCGAAAAACTCTTCCATTCGCTTATAGACAATTGTTGATTTTTGCATATCTTATTCCACACCTCTATTCCGTTAAGTACATTTGGGGAAATAGACCAACCAGAACCTTCTTTCCAAAAGAGGTATCCACTTTCTTTAAGTTTGTTAGCAACTTTATTAGCAATGTAATTCGTTCTTGCAAGGATCAACCACTCTCCGGTTCTTAGGTCTACATCCATCATATCATAATGCCACACAACGGAACCTTTTTTTGTGGTGGGTTGCCAAACTTTAGGTTGTCTGTTAGAGAGCCTTTCCACTAAATTTTCTACTATGCCATGCACATGTAAAGGTATTCTGTATGATTGATCTAATATAATTTTATTAGAACTAGCATTTAAAAAGTCTTTAACATCCACTCCCATCCAAGAATATATACATTGATCGTCATCTCCTGCATAAAAAGTTTTCTTTGCCCTTGGAACTAAAACTTTTTTAACCATGTCCCATTGCATAGGAACTAGGTCTTGTGCCTCATCCACTATTAATAGATCTAAACTCGGACCTTCGCCTTGATCTATAAAATCTTGGATCATGTCAACAAAGTCTCGTTTCTTAATGGCTTTCTTATAATCATGTAATACTTTTTCAACTAATTTTGCTTGTTGAAAATTCATCCTACGGTCATTTGTATCACTGAACTGTTGCTCTAAGCTTACCCCTCGAACACGAGCCATGTTAATTAATCCAAGATAAGCATCTCCTCCTTTACCTGCCGTAAACAATGTGCCATCAGCCAATGTTAGTGATGAATTAGCAGAAAATTCTAAACCTAAAAGTTTTCCTAAGTGTGTATAATCAGATCCTTTAAAAACATCCTTACCACTCATTCCCAACCATTGAAAAGCCAATGAATGTAATGTTCTAAACCAAACAAGTCTATCATCACTAATACCTAGTTTTTCTATTGTTCTAGTCTTTGCCTCTTCCGCAGCCTTTCGACTAAAAGAAACAAAGCCTATGTTCTCAGGTGGTGTTCCATTCTTTATTTCTTCTTGAACAATAGATATAAGCTTAGTTGTTTTTCCCGTCCCTGGTGGTCCAAATATTGTCGTTTCCATTACATCTCTAACTTTCCATGACATGCTTTACACACACATACACATTTCTCAATTTCTTTATCTATTAAATCTATACTTCTGTTTTCACTTACTATTTCTGCTACAGCTTTGTATTTCATTTCTGGAATAACATGATGCCATTGTAAGTTTGAGGCTTTCTCATTGTAGCCACACATCTCACATCCTCTTTCTAGTTTTATTTGATTGACGTAATCTCTTGCTCTTTCTCTTGCTCTTGCCCATCTATTTGTCATCAAAGCACAATCCTTTTGCGTATATTCTGACTGCCTTTGGATAAAGTTTCCAAGCTTCATCAGCCACATAGTCTTCTATAAGTTTTTTGTCAGCCATACACTCTTGTCTACTTTTAAACTCAACACCAGGGTTCCAGAAATTACAGATAGATTTACCACCATCAATTCTAGGTGCTTCAACTAATACAATACAAAAAGCTACTAATACTTCCATTAGAACGGCACCTCCTCTTCTTCTTGAACCTCGATACTCGGAACTTGAACCTCTGATTCAAACTCAGGAATCCACCACACTCTTATGCTTTTCCACTCTCCTTTTGTATTCTTAAAGTTCTTAGCACCATTAGCTGTTTGATTCTCATTTAATTCTTTAAGTCTTTCTTGTATCTGACCACGACTGTAGCTATCAAACTTTTTGGCTCTTAAAAACTGCATGAGTGAATCTAACTTAAAATAAGTTTTACTCTCTTCCGT